ATCTCTCGAATCACCCGCACGACGCGAGCCTGGCGCTGGCGGAGTTCGCTCATCGCCAATCCTCCGCCAGAATGCGATGGTGCTCTTTCAGCTCAAAGCTCTGCGGTTCACCCCCATTGAAATTGATCAGCACCTGGCCCACGACGCCGCGCATCATCGTCTCGGCCAGACATCGCTTGACCTTTGATGGCAAGTGCTGGATCAGGTACTCGTCAATCGTCGCGCCCATCTGTGGCAAGCGGCCAGGGTCGCTCATCCGCGCCGTGCCTCCTCAATGTCCTGTTGCCCCAAGCGTATCAGCCGATCCAGCTCCCTGGGTAGCTCATCCAACACCGCCAGCATGGCAATCCCTGAGCGCATAAGGCCCTCGGTCAACGTCTCGTTGCGGTGATGTAGCACAAGATTGGCAATAGCCTTCTCACGCAATTTGTTGAGCTGTGGTCGTAGGCGCCCCAGCACATACGCCGCCTCTTGCCCCTCGTGGTGATAGTCCTTATCCAGGTCCAGCATCAGAGGCTCACCTTCACGCCGTTGGGCGTGAATAGGACCGGGCTGCGCCCTTCGGCCTTGCGCAAATCCTCGATCATCATGGCCTGCAGGCGAATGACGTTGGTCAGGGCTTTGATGGTGAAAAACCATCTCTGATTAGGATCTTCTACACCGTTTCGACCATAATTATTTTCCCACCAAGTCACAAGGTCAGAATATGCATCTTCCGTTCTCTTTGACATGTGGTATACTATACCTCGCGGCTAGAGGGACGCCTCGAACCTCCGATGCCTTGATCGGACCGCCGCGCACTCATCAAGGCTCTACGCAACCAACAAGGAGGTTGCATCATGGCTACCTATACTTGCCCTTACTGCAATAAACCATTTTACGACAAACCGAGCAACCGACGAAAATTCTGCTCTCGATCTTGCCAGTATGCTAGTCGCCCAAAAGTTCCACCAGAAACTCGATTTTGGGCACTCGTCGATCAGTCCGACGGCGAAGATGCATGCTGGCCCTGGCTTGGATTTCGAGATGCCAAGGGCTACGGTAGCTTTATGATTGGTCGTGGCATTCGTGCTAGGGCACATCGCTTTGCTTATGAATCTCATTATGGCGTACTTTTGCCTGAATTGCTCGTTTGTCATCGATGCGATAATCCGCCTTGCTGCAACCCGAAACATCTGTTTATTGGTACGGCTGCTGCGAACACGGCCGACATGATGAAAAAATCCAGGCATCGTAGCACCAAGATGACGTCGTCACAAGTTCAAGAAGTCATGAACCTGAAAGGTATTGAGTCTTCGTATTCCCTTGCGCAACGTTTTCATGTTACTCAGGGCAATATTATATTCATCTGGCAAGGAAAAACGTGGCGCAATCTAACATCTTCGTAGACTGGTGCGGCTCGTGAATTCATGCCTGATCCTCATCGTTCAATGCCCGCAGCGCCTCTTGTAGCGCTGGCGTATAATCGCCTACGTCGAAGTCGTCAAGGTCGTACCGGCGCTCTTTGCCGATTGAGCCGTGCAGAATCTCCGGCAAGGTGTCTATAAGGTCGTCAAACTTCTGGCGTTCCTGTGCGGCCTCGGCTGATAGGTCGTTCATCAGCGTTTCCTGGCCTTTGCAAAGGCAATGGCCCGCAACATGGCCTCTTTCTTCTGGCCCTTCACCTTGGCCCGCGTAACCGTGCTCGGGATGTTGCGATGGACCTCAGCCATCGCCGCTTCTACCTTCGATCGACTAGGCTGACTGTGCCACTTGTGCCGTGGTGTATGCTTGGGTGCCTTCATCACATCCCCCCCGCAATCGGCATGCGTTCAAGGGGTAGGTTGCCCGGCACCTCAGCCGGCATCTGTGGGCCTGTAGGTCCGCCCCCCTGGCCGCCCTGCTGCTGCATCAGCATCTGCTGCATCTGGCCCATCTGGGCCTGTTCTTGTGGGTCTGGCTCCAGCGTGGATGGATCGAGGTTGACGCTCTTGAACAAGTGATTCCAGATTTTTGTCGGGCTGAACCGCTGCCAAAAGGTGAGGCCCATGACCGGATTGCTCCCCGCCAGTTGCAAAATGGCCATGAGCTTCTGGAAGTCCCGCACCCGCGCCACAATAGCCGATAGGCCGGTGACTTTGAATTGACACCCGGCGAGCTGGGCATAGCGCTCAGCCGGACTGAGCATGGCGAGGCGTAGTGCGGCCTCTTCCCCTACCGCGGACACGACTTCTTCGGCGTCGGCATCGTCCATAAATTGCATCAGGTTCGACCACATGAGCGAGAGGGCTTGGCTGATCGTCTTTTCGGTGTCTTTGATCATCCCATCGAAGAAGTTGGCACTCTGCGCTTGCGCTTCCACCACGGCGGTCGCCGTCGTCTCCCCGCCCGGCGTCTGCCCCATGCGGGTCGCATTCACCTGTGTGGCAATCTGAAACTCCTGATCGGTGAGCTGAAACGCGGCCAGCGCTTCTGGGGGCACTTTGCCCGTCACCACTTGCTCTACCACCTTGAGCCCCGGAGGCGCCCCCTCTTTGATAATCAGCGTATCGCCCTGTACAATGCCGTCTTTCACCTGTCGTGGATCGTCCAGGTACTCGGGATAGAGTTGCTTGACGCCCCACACGGAGGCAATGCCACCGTCCAGGATCAGGTTATACAGCTCGTCCTCAGCCTTATTCAGCGCGACGGCATGATCAAAGAGTGCCTTGTGCCACGTACTGAACGGCACACGCAGCAAGGGACGGCTAGCAAAGGGGTGCTTACCATGCCAATAGGGGTTGGGCTCTGGGGGCCTGATCAGATACTTGTTGTTGGCCATGGCGCACACGATATTCCGCTCGGCATACCGCCCGCGGTCATCAAGAATATCCCCCCAGCACTCCAGAATGACCACCCGCCGCCGAAAGTCTGGCGGGGTCGCATCGGTTCGATCCCGCGAGCGCTCATCGGTGCGATAGGCTCTATCCTCCTCCTGGGCGTAGTCCTCTTCGATCTGATCGACCATCGCCTGATCATACACGCCCGCGTCGGCCATGGCCTGCACCTGGGCCAAGTCGCGCTCAACTTCGTGCATCTCGTACAGCTTGCGCCCGGTGGGATCGGGTAAGTAGTCCTCGGGCGCCACGAGATCAATCACCGATTGCCAATAGTCCACCTGCCGTCGCACGAGGTTCGACACAATCTGCGGTACCACGGAGCCATCAGGCGCGGGAATATACTGAATCCCCCGCTCGGCTCGAAACACGTCTTTAGTGGCGTCCCGCCCATGGATTTTAAGAATCATGAGGCTACCCATGAGCGCCACGGTGATGAGATCCGCCACGAGCGCCGGGAAATCCTCATCCGGCACACTGCCGCTCGTGCTGGCGCTATCTAGGGCATATTGCAGCAGCTTCCGGGCTTGCTCATCGCTCAAGACATCCTCTTGCTTCAGATCCGTGGTAAACCAATCGCCAAAGTCGGTCAATCCCCGCTCGATGAAGGCGCTAATCTGCTCTTTGGCCATCGCCACTTTGGGCAAATGTTCGCGGCTCTGGCCCTTCTGCTTGTGCGACCAGTCCATGACCCCCATGAACATATCCCAATTGGCCTTGGTGAGGCGTAGGCGCTCTTCGCGGGCCTTGTGCGCCTCGGCTCGGTACGCTCGTAGCGCGGCCATGACGGTCAGGCTGGCGCCTTGAACCACCGGGGGGTCAGCGGTGATTGGTGTGGCTTGTGGGCCTGTTCGTCGTCTAGCTTGCGCCATACCGTGCCCCTGGTATCCGTACCGGCCCTGATTCGGCTTTCTGTAGACACTCGCTGCACAGCCCGATTGTGACGGTAGCCCGGCTCAACACCAGCCCACAGTGCCGACAGTCGGCGTCCCACTGGTAGGGCACCATCGGTTCATACACCCCGACGGGCGAGGCCGGTGGCTCGGGCTCAATGACTGGCCTTGGCGCCTTGGCGCGTCCAGTAGGGGCGACTCTGCCGCCGCCGCGGGCGTTGCTCTTCTTCGCTGGTGCCTTCATGTCGCATCCCGATGAGAGCCATCCGTCGATATCGTGACCCGGTGCCTCCCATGCCCCCCTGGATGATCATCCCACCACTGACGGTCATCGGCTGCGCCAGATCAGTCTCTAGCGCCTGACTGACCAAGCGCCGCTTGGGTGCCCAGGCAATAGGACGGGCCAGATCAGTCTCGACCACTTGCCCGACGGCCTTGAGCTTGCGCTTCGTGAGCGCTTGTGCAAGGTCCGTCTCGCTCACCTGCCCGACGGCCTTGAGCTTGCGGCTGGTCAGGGCTTGGGCGCTATCCGTCTCGAGGGCTTGCCCAATCAGGATCGCATGTTGCGCTCGGATGGCTTGGGCGAGATCGGTTTCGGTCGCCTGCCCCAGCGTCCGGCGTTTCTGGCCTGTCAGCGCTTGCGCACTGTCGGTCTCCGTCGTCTGCCCCAGCGTAATACGATGCTGCGCCGTGATCGCTTGGGCGAGGTCGGTTTCCAGCGCTTGCCCGACGGCCTCCACCATCTGCTGACCAAGGGCTTGCGCGGTATCGGTCTCTTCGGCCTGGCCCAACGTGCGACGTTTGGCCGTGGTGAGCGTTGAGGCACTATCGGCCTCGGTGGCTTGTCCAACCAGACGGAGCTTGCGAACCGTCAGCGCTTGAGCACTGTCCGTCTCGGTGGCCTGCCCCACGAGGCGCCTGATCGCCCAGGTGATGGCTTGCGCGGCGTCGGCCTCGGCGGACTGCCCTACGGCAATAAACTGCTTGCCAACCAATGCCTGTGCGGTGTCGGCTTCGAGCGCTTGCCCAACCGTCTGCTGCTTGCGGCGTGTGAGCGCCTGCGCCAGATCGGTCTCCGTGGCTTGTGCCACCGCCAGGAGCTTCCGTCTGGTAAGGCCCTGGCTGCTGTCCGTTTCCGTCGCTTGGTTGACCGTCGCCCGCTTGAGGGACGTCAGCGCTTGCGCCGCGTCAGTTTCCAGCGCCTGACTGACCGTGACGAGCTTACGGACGCTGATGGCTTGGGCTAGCGTCGTTTCCGTGGCTTGCCCGATTAGACGATCTTTCGGCGCCCAGGCGATCGTCTGCGCGGTATCGGTCTCGACCACTTGCCCGACGGCAATTGTCTGCGGGCCAGCGGTTTTGACTCGCGCCAGGAGACGTGACCGAAAAGGAAAACTGCGCCCAAAAATCGGCATACGTTATGCCCTATGACGCCCGGAAAAATCCAGCAGTCGCTATCTGGGCTACAATATCGCTGCCATCCGGAGTCACGACGAAATCATGCGCTGTCAACGGGATAATCGCGCTATCCGCCCCGCCCGTGCTATCGGGGTCATAACACACTAGGAGTTTACTCCAGCCATCACCCGCCGCCACCGCCGTCCAGGTCTGATCGGCAATATCCACGTCTACACGATCGTTGGTGTCATCCACGGTCACGGTAATGCCGGCCGTGTTATCCAAGACCTTCCGCGCATAGCCCGAGTTGGTGACTTCGTTCGTCGTCCCAGCCACCACAGCCGCGAGGTCGTTCATGTCGATCAAGGTCGCGTCGGATTCGAGCCCGGAGGTCGCTAACACGACGATCACAAACACGCTATTGGTCGGGTCGTTCGCATTCACGCGGGCCGCGTATTCGGCCACTTTTCCTTTGGCTACATTGAAAACGAAATTAGCAATGGCACACCTCCATTCAATATACTAGAGTGCATCCTTAGCCCTCTTCGAATTCTAAATACGCCTGAACATTCACCGTCGCCGGTGCTGTGCACCGAATCAGCAACGCATCAGCCGTCACGGTCTGCTCAGGCTCCCGACCCAGCGGAAACTGGATCACAAATGGCAGCCCGGCCGGATGCACCAGCCAGCGCTTCAGCACGGTAATCGTCGTCGGCTCCGCCGTGAAGTTCCGTGCCCCCGTCGCCTGCACGGTGCGGGTGGGGCCCCGAAGTTGGACGATGGTATGCGCCGTACTCGTCCCGGCACCCGCCTGGGTACAGGAGCACAGCTCAACCGTGACCGGCTCCGCCGTGACGCTGGTGCCATCGAAGCTCGCGCCCAGCTCAACGATGCGAATCAGCGAGTTCGCGGCGTTGATTACACTCACCACCGTTTTGGCGGTGGCTGCTGTCAGCGCGATATCGCCATTCGACTCGACGGTATAGCCTGGACTGCTCATCGCATCCCCTAGAAATATGCTGCACGCATCATGGGTACTGGCACCCGTAAGGCTGAGGGTAATTTCTCGGCGGCGGCGGCTGCCCCCTTGAAGCTAGCCAAGCACGCAAACCAACTCCGACTTGCACCCAGGGTAAAATTGACCACTTGGCTCGTAGTAGCTGCGACAATTTTGTACTGGCTGCTATACGTCTGGCCGTTGTCGTTGTCCTCGTTTTCGCTGATCTCTGTATAACTATCTGCCGTATCCACCGCCCAGGTCGTATCATTGCCGGTATGCGAGCCCATGGCAATCACGACTTCATCGGCTTGTGCCAACGTGCCACTGGTGACTGAAGGGCCACTGGACGAGCCGCTATTCGTCACATTGGCATCAAGCCCTGCAGCGGTAGCAGCAGAAGAAAACTCCAAAATATCCCCTTCAAGTTGACCATCGAGGCTTCCTGCGCTCCACGTATATGTTAGTGTTGTATTACCACTCGCAACATTCAAGGCATAAATAATGGCAATATGACTATTTGCATCACCATTAGCAATAACCGCTTGCTGCCAACTATTACTAGGACTACTTGTAATCGTAATTGTACGCCCTTGGCCATGATAATACGCTATCGGTGCCACCAACAAACTACCCGCCGCGACGCCATTGATTAGTTGCGTAGTCGTATTGGGAAACGTCGTCCGCGTCTTATGCACAATCGCTTGCGCAAGCGTGATCGCCACACGCTAGCCCACCTGATCAATGAGCGTGAGTGCATCGGCACTTTGAATGACACCCTTGATCGCGCCCAGTGTGCCAGCGATGAGGTTGTAACAATCATCCCCAGTACCCGCGCTAAGGCCAAAGAGCGTTTCTACACCACCATAGTTCGTATCGTTGATATTATGTTCCATAATGCCCTTGATCTTTTCAGCCTCGTCAATCACATTGCGCAAGTGATCGACAAAGCGCTTGAGATCGCCCGCAAATTTATGCGTGAGCGGTGCTGATTCGTTGATCGTGATAAAGTCTTGTGCCATAGCCGTGCCTACCTCTGCTTGCGACCTACCTTCGCCCGGTAGCACTCAAGGCAGATATCTTCTTCCCGTAGCGGGTCGTAACTGTGACTACTCGAAATGTGTCCGCAATCCCGCAGATCTTTGACCCCGCCTTGCGCTTCCAAGGGTGGCCCCCAATCCACGGTGATCAGCGGATAATGCTCGGCTGGGGGCTCTGGCGTCGTCCAGAGGCGCTGCCAGTAGTCACACAGCCAGGCCCACGCGCTCACATGACCTCCTGCTTGAACAAGCTCACCTGTACCTCGCCGGTGATACTGCCCACCAGCACGCAGCGTAAGCGTTGATCCTGCGTGACCTGGATCTTGTTGGGCAGCATCAAATCGTCATTCTTGTTGCTGTCCGTCGCGGCAAACCGCCGCCGCTGGCTCTGCACGGTGGCATCATTGGCCGCATTCCTGAGCTGCAGGTCGTACACCACAGCCACCGTCGCACTGGCCACCACACCCACGAGGTAATAGCCTCCCCGCAGCGCACTCAATGGCCCCGTGTCGACTAGCACATCCCCGTTGCTGGGATTGGTGAGCACGTTGCCGGTATGCCATTGCCCGATAAGTGCCGTCGTCATGGGCGAGGCTCCGGGAATGGCTTGGGGGTCTGTCGCACGGTCATGATGCCCTCATGCTCCTCAATCCATTGCATCCACCAGCGGCGAAGGGCTTCACGCCGGGCCAGCCAGGGATCATACTGCATCACGCGATAGAGCGCATTCAGCGCGGCGTCATCGATGCCGAGGTGGGTGCAGGTCTCTCGCGTCATCGTCCCGCCCCCACACCATACGCGGCGGATTTCACCGACACCCGCCCTTGCGGCGCACGCTGCTGTCGCACCGGGCGCTCGGTGATGCAGAGATAAGAGGCCCCGTCACTTAAATGGGTCAACTGGCTGTACGGGTCACGGTGATTGTAGGTCTTCTTGAGCCCACCATGCGGGTCCATCAAGACTTGCTCAAAATCTCGAATCATCGCCACGCACTTGGGGTCGATCAGGATATGGCTCGCCCCCTGCGCGTCCTTAAAGGCGGCGTTCATGGCGTTCAGGCGATCAACCTCCAACGGATTCGCGGCGGGCACTTTCATCTTGACCGGGCTCGGATACCGCTGCAAGCGCGACAGGATCAGATCATAGCTGCTCCGCGGCTTCCCGGCTGTCGTATGGCTGCGGTTGCCTCCATTGGCATCGCCATAAATCCAGAGCTCATGCGGGTGCCGGGGGTAGCGCCGCTCAAACTCATCGAGCATGGCGTCGATGTTGCCCTCATCGAGCACGATCTCATCGTAGCAATACATCTGATCGGGATGCACCTGCCAAAGCGAGGTGCAGAACGGGCTGACGTTAAAGTCCCAGGCCCAGCACAAGGGCCGGTGTGGTGACAGCGGCGGAAGCTTGCGCACATGCACGGCGCGGGCAAAGTTCCCATACGCCACGGCGCCTGCAATCCCCGGCAGAATCTCGCCATTCAGTCGAATGCGCCGCGATAGGGAGCCCAATGGGTAGCGGGATTCAAGCTGCTGAATCTCTTCGCCGCTCAGGTGGGGATTATCGTAGATGCTGGCCTGGAACAGCCCGACATCGGTCACACGGCCTTGAATGATCGGCTCGAGGATTTCCTGGTACACCCAGGAGATGCTTTCGACATGCCCCTGGGGTGGGAGAATGGTGGCGGTGAAAAACTTGCGAAAGCGCCGTCCCGCGCCGATACGGATCAAGAGCTCGTCATAGTGCGGCTTCTTCGGCGGTTCATCGCCATGCAGCCAATCGATCGCCCCGCCTGCGACCTTAAGGGCGTCCTGCTCCCCCGACTTCCAGCCGATAAACGAGCCGTTGCGCAGCTTGAGGATCTGCGCCTCGACTTCCCACTTCGCAATCTCCCGCTCAGGGATAAAGGGCTCGGGCATCCCCGGCTTGAGGTAGCCATTGTCGAAGTATCTCGGCTGGATAATGTCGCGGTTCGTATTGCTATCGAGGCCCAGCACCCAGCCCGCCGTAGCCTTGTCCCGTACGTCCATGCTCGTGCCATCAGGCAAACGGCTGTACGCGGTGCCGACCGGCTCAGGAAGGCCCTGCCGGGCCAGCGTGGCACCACAGTACGCCCCGACGCTCGTGTTGTGGTGCAGCACGCCTGATGCCCAATAGCAATGTGTCCCTTGTACCTCAAAGTCTACTATTGGACGTAAACCGATTTTCTGGTATGCTATTAGCCTACAACCACCCACCAGGAGGATCGGCCATGGCAATACGTGCCAATCGTTGCTACCGTACCACGCAAGACCTTGAATCTCGTGGTATTGCTGTTCTGTTGGAGCAGGGCTTGACCCGTCGTCAGGTCGCTGAATCTCTTCATTGCCACAAGTCGACGGTCGATAAGTGGTGTCAGAAGCATCAGTGGTCCACAGGGCGAACAGGGCCGAGAGCAGGTGAGGGTCATCCCTCGTGGAATGGGGGAAGGCGCCTAGACAAGCACGGATACGTTCAGGTGTGGGCACCGTTACATCCACAATCTCACCAGGATGGCTATGTGTATGAGCACCGCTTGCTAGCAGAGGTCTTGCTATGGCGCTATCTTCGGACGGAGGAAGTTGTAGACCATATTGACGACTGGCCCTATCATAATTGGCCTGATAATCTTCGTCTCTTTCCGTCCAACGCGGATCACCTATCCTGGACAACAAGCTACCGACCGCAATCCACCCGGCGCGGGTCAATACCCGGTGCCTATACGTCGCCTCAAAAGCTTCCCCAGTGTCCAGATGCAGACGCAACGCTGGCTCAATGCTCCGCAGAAATACGGCAGAGGCTTGACTGGCACATCGAGTCACACCGTCCCAGGATTGAACATCGAAACTTGCCTCGCCGATCATTTCGGCAGGTAGGCGCGTGGCGGAACCCATTTCCACGGGTGTCCATGGGGTAAGACACTTGCCCACACGATTGGCGCCCACGAACCAATTTTCCCAGTGGCCCCCGTCCTCCGGGTGCAGCACGCTCTGGATAAAGGGCTGATGCACAATGAGCGGCTGCCACAGGCGCAACGGGTCGCTGGCCTGACGTTGGGCCAAGGTGAGACTGGCGATGCGCTGGAGGAGTTGCAGCTCTTCTGCCGTCGGCATCAAGGCTTCTCCACCACGGGCCCCAACGTGCCCCCAAGTCGGGTCGCCGCGGGCCTCTTCAGCAGCAACAGCTCATTAAACGCCTGCAAGATGAGCTGTTGCCCTCGCAAAAAGGTGGCTTGAATCCGCTCCAGGTCGGTCACGGCTTCGTCTGCGGCACGCCGAACGCCCCGCCCAAGCTGGACGCCTGATTGATCACATGCAGCGTAACCACCTCGCTGATATGCTGCACGCCGGCGCCCAGGTCCACATCCGCCTCGACGCTGTAGGCCGTATCCACGGGGCCAGCCTCGCCGTCGGGCAGAGTGTCGGAGACGAGAAACATCTGATAGCCGGCAGGCTTCGACGCATCCCAGGCGGGATGGAGCGGATCGTCCAACAGCGTGCCATTGCCACTGACCACGGTCCACACCGGCACACCATCCAGTGGGCCATCGGGGTTGAGCGTGTAAAGCACCATCTGTGTATCACCAATCGTCGCTTCCGGCATGGCGTTCTCCCCTGTGTGACTACGCCGCACTCCCCGGCAACAGGCGCAACGCGCCGTCGGTGTCCCTGGCTTCCATGGCGGACAGAAATGCGCCGAGCTCCAGGTCACTGAGACTCAGTAAGACGCTGATATGGGTCTGGGTAATGTTCAGGTCGACCGTCTCTTTGGGCTTGCCCCAGAGGTGTTCGGCAAAGAATTTTTCCATGTGGGGCGCATCGCCGGCCTTGAGGCGAATAGCGAGGGCTTTAAGGTACTCGGGTTGTTGCAGCAGCTCAGCCGCCATCTCCTTGATGGGAATGACTTCGAGGGTGGCACGGCTCACGGAGCCTTTAGGTCTGCCAGGGCCAGGCATGCCCTGACCAAACCGTCCGTTCGACAGCCGAATAGGAGGCTTGGGAACGATCCGTTTTCGACCGTTTGAGGGCCGTTTGTCGGACGCCAACCATCTAACTCCGCGAATTTTGGCAGGTATGAGCGAGTATACGGCAGGATATGCGAGATGTCAAGAATGATGAAAGCAGACATGGCGTCTGCCTAGCGGGTCATCGAGCGCCAGGCGGTGAGGGTGCCATCAGGGCCAAAGCGCAGCATGAGCACCTGTCGATCCTCGTCCACCATCGTCTGGACGCCGGCACCCGCGGAGAGGCCAGCCATGGCACCGCCCCAGACGCCCGTGGTCGGACCCTGATAGGCCGGATACGGGCGATAGCTGTAGGCGCTCGTCTCTGAGCGCTCCCAGGCGAGGAGCGTGTCAGATCCCAAATGTCGCTCATAGGTGGGAGGCCCCAGGCGCATCAGCGCCTCATCCATCGTCAGGCGTCCCACAGCGGCATCCATGTTCGCCTCAAAGCGTGAGGTGGCGCAGCCAGCGACGAGCACGACCAACATCAACACCATGAGCGGTAACCACATCAACCGAGACACGAGACGCTGGACCCGATGCCGCACACACCAGGCCTCAATGGTGTCACCCCACAGGGACGCCGTGGTGATCATGGCGAATCCCATCACCACAAACGCCCAGGCCCACCACGGGGCCATCTGCATGTTATTGAGCACAGATCTCAGCACATCCGTCAGCATCCTGAGCCCTCCGCCGTCGACCCACCGAAATCCTCTGGAGATTGTAGCAACATTTCCTTCGCGTTCGCCACCATATGCAAGCATAGGCGAATGACCGCCGATTCATTTTGCTGGCCCCAGCGGCGCATAACTTTTTTGAGCGCTTCCTCGTCGGCATCGGTCAGATCCACCGTCGTCCGCTTGGCCATCGCAGACCTCATGCACCATATCCTCACATATTGTCATACATTGTCATGGAATCACGTCACCATAGAATATATCTCCAGTATTTAATATATGCAATAAATTTTTATATGTGCCAATTTTGGGCTTGACTTTATTCCATCACCAGCCCATATTAAGTCAAGCATTGGCTCAATTCGAGGCACTAGAGGAGAGTGATGGTTATGGTTGACCATAACTTAATGACCGTTCCAGTGGATAGGCGCACCCATCAAATTCTTCGAGTGCTCGCCGCAGGGAAGGGCATCAAAATGCGTGAGCTGCTCGAAGAAATGGCCAAGCCCTATGAGCATATACTGATCCCCTTCGACACACCGAACGGGCACAAAGCCAAAGCATCTCACGACTAAGCCGGGCTCCTGACACCCAACTCGCCGGTCACAGAATAGGTCACAGGTCGTATGCTCATTCTTCCACAATGCCAGGCACCATTTGTTGAGCCAGATGCTCACGCCCTAGCTCACACCCTCCTGATCAAGCGATGCGGGCAGGCGTGTGGCCGCATCGAGGCGATGGATCGCCTGGCGTTCATGCTCCACGCTCGGATGCGTATAGGCGGCGGTCATCGTGATTGTCGCGTGCCCGAGCCAGCGTTGCAGGGTTGGCAAGTCGACGCCGGCCTCGATGGCTCGGGTGGCAAACGTGTGGCGACAACTGTGGGGTGTGATCGCCAGATCCAGCCCCGCCCGCTCCACCGCCCGCCGAAACATCGTCCGAATACTCTTGTAGCCAAAGATACGGCTGTCGCGGCCGTGCATGGGGAGGTGTGCCAGCACCTCCCGAGCCGTGCGATTCAAGGGCACCTGTCGTGCCCGTCCGCTCTTGGCCACATCGACGCCTACCTGTACCAGACCCGCCTTGAAATCCAGATCATCCCAGCGCAAAGCCATCAGCTCCCCGAGGCGAAGGCCCGTATGCAACGCAAAGCGCGTCAGCAGGGCCAATCGGCTCGGCATGGCGGCGAGCAGCGCGGTCTCTTCTGCCAGGCTGATGATCCGTCGTGGAGCCTGCCGGGTGCGCAGATTCCGCACCGTGGGAATGCGCTCCAACACGCCCCACTGACCCGCCACTTTGAGGGCGTGTTTGATCGGCGTCAGGTAGACGTTGATCGTGCTCGGCGTCAGGCCCCGATGCAACCAGGTCGTCTGCAGCAAGGCCAGCGTTTCCCCGGTGATCGCGGTGAGGGGCATCTCGCCCAACACCTCACAGGCGAGGCGAAAGGCGACGTCAGCCACGCGCACCGTGTTGGGCCGGCGTTGCGGCTCCCACCAGCGCTGAAAACGTCGGAGAAACTCCGCGAACGACGTCATCTGCGGTGGCGGCGGTCTGAGGATACCCTCGGCTACCTCCACCCGGCGTTTACGCTCGGCTTGCAGCGCCGTCTGATAGCTCACCGGGCCAAGGGATTGGCGATAGCGTTTCCCACGAAACCGAAAATCGTATTGATACGAGTGGCCACGTCGGTACACAGCCATGATGGTCCTCCTACGTTCGGCGCGTCAGGAGCCCAAAACCATCATATCGGTGCATCGGCGTGGCGTCTAGAGGGTGCGCTCCAGGCCAGGGATGGGAGGCTCGTGCTGGGCACCTTGGCAGGCACCAGCGCGAGTTGAAGAGCGCCGGGGGGCGCCACCTGGCCTGGGGTGCATCGGGAAGGGAGAGGGCATGGATGGACATCTGTTGATCGCGGTGCAAGCCATCATGATCTGGAAGACCGGGCACTTCCTGCCGTCGCAGACCTGGCATCTCACAGGCCCCTATGCCCCGCTGCTGAAGGCGCTGCAAGCCTGCCTGATCACCTGTGACGACTGGACACCCGCACAGCGGGCGGTGATGTGTAGGGACATCTGGTCGGCGGTGGGGGCCTGGCCACGCTTCAAGGTGCTCGGGGATGGGGTGCAGGCATTCGAGGAAAGGGTGGCCAATGCCCGGTAGCCTGGACACACTTCCAGACATCCCGTATGGCGATGTCTTCAACGCCGCCTGCCTGATCCAGCTCTATGGGCAGGATTTGCGGTTCTGTAAGCCGCTGGGTGGCTGGCTGCATTGGACCGGGACGCATTGGAAGCTCGATCAAGTCGACCACATCATGGAATTGGCGCGCCAGACGATTACAAGGCTCGGTGAAATCGCCTTACAGCGGCAAAACACCGAAATGCTCAAGCACATTTCTCGATGTTTTCAGCATCGACAGCTCACGAACATGCTGCGGCAGGCAGAAACCTTCCCTCATGTGGTGGCGACAACCGATCAATTCGACCAAGACTCCTGGCTGCTCAACTGCCAGAACGGGACCATCGACCTCCGCTACGGCCTGATCGATCAAACGAGACCCCATCGGCGTGAGGATTGGATTACCCGATGCCTCGATATCCCGTATAGTCCCGACGCCGAGTGTCCGACGTGGCAAGCCTTTCTCTGGCGGGTCATGGGTGGCCCCCTTCCCGAAGAAGAGGGCAGTGAGTCCGCGCTGCTTGAGCGCCATGAACGGGCCGAACGCCTCGTAAGCTTTCTTCAACGCGCCGTCGGGTATGCCCTCACCGGCCGCACCGATGAGCAGTGCGTATTTATTCTCTATGGCACGGGGCGCAACGGAAAAAGTCGATTCATTGAAGCCTGTCATGAGTTACTCGGACCCTATGCCAAATCCGCGAACATGCAGAGCTTTTTGCATCAAGAGCGCGAAACGGTCCGGAATGATCTGGCAGACCTGCATGGCGTGCGGCTCGTCTCCGCGATCGAAGCGAACCAGGGCCAGAAATTCAGCGAGGGACTATTGAAGCAGCTCACCGGGGGCGATCGCGTGAAAGCGCGGTTTTTGTTCAAAGAGTATTTCGAGTTTCTGCCGCACTTCAAGCTCTTTCTGGCCTTCAATCATAAGCCCGTGCTCAAAGGGAACGACATGGCCGTGTGGGAACGGGTCAGGATGATCCCGTTTGATGTGTATATCCCTCCGCATGAACGTGATCCATATCTACAAGAAAAGCTGCGGGCGGAGCTGCCAGGCATCCTCACATGGGCGGTCGATGGATGTCTCGCGTGGCAGGTCGGCGTCAATGGGAGCCCAAGTGGCCTCCGTCCACCAGAAGAAGTCACACAAGCCACCGAAGCGTACCACCGAGAAATGGACGATCTGGGGGAATTTCTGGATGAGCGATGCCTCCGTTCAGATCTGGTCCGGGTCGACGGCAAGGATCTGTATCAAGCGTATGTCGACTGGTGTGCTCACGAGAATCAACCGCCGATGCATGTGAGAACCTTCGCACTTGACTTGCAACATCGAGGCGTAACTCGGCAGAAAAGCAACGGAAAAGTCTGGTACAAGGGCATTGCTCTCAAAGACATAAGCAGTGACTAAGTGACGATAGTGACTCATTTCCCAAAGGGTATAGGCGCGTATATAAGGAGGTTACGAAAAACGCATCACCGCCGTCACTTCGTCACTAGGAGAGGATTGGGAGAAATGATCGAGAATATTCATGGTGTCGTGACATTTGATCAGCGGCGAACATCTCGAGAGAAGGCCACACATGAGCGGCTGTGCAGATACCTCAGAGAGCAGCCGTTAGACGATATTCGCCAAGCATCCGTGGTGTTCTGGTATGCGCATCAGCCTGTACGTATGTCCGCGCTACGCTATCTGGCGTACGTCGCGGCCAAGTGAGGAATGTACCCATGCTGACCCCCCACGGCGCCACCATCCACCTGGAGCTCCCCGGCTGGCTGCTGATCTTCGAGGCCGGCGCCTTCACCGACGCCTCTGTGAGCGTGGGCGATGATCAGGTACAAGTGCATCTCACCTGCAGCCATGCGGCGCTGGTGCAGGCCCAAAAGCGGGGCAAAGCCTACAAACGTGCCATGGCGCGGCAGGGACGGGAGCAGCAGATGGCGGAAGCCGTGACCCGCAAACGAGAGGAGCGCACGCGATGACGCGCACGAAGCCACCATGGACGCCGACGCCAGATGATCCCTGGATTTTTGGCAAGCCGCCAATGGTGAAACAGCCTGACGTGCCACAGGTTGAATCCGATGATTCGGAGGTGATTGTAGAAGGGGTAGGACGAGAACGTGCAGCCACGAGGATGCTAGACCCCTTAGACGCGATTCTGGAGGAGACACGATGACTCACCTCATTTTGGACATCGAGATTCAACGCACCATCGAAGATACGCCGGGTGGGTGGGATGCGACAGATGTCTTGGGTGTGTCGGTCGCCGTCGTTTATGACGTAGGCGAGGACCGCTATACCATCTATCGGGATAGTCTCCAGGACCGCATCGACTTGCAAACGCACCTCAACCGTGCCGATCGGCTTACCACATTTAACGGGTGGAAATTCGACTTGCCGGTTATCTGGGGTAAGCCGCAACCGAAGCGGGTTGAGCATCTACGCGCTCGCTCAGACGACCTCTTACGGCGCATCTGGCAGGGACTCGGGCTCAATCCTGACGTGTTCACGAAAGACCACAGCGGGTGGGGCCTTGATGCCGTCTGCAAGGCGACACTGGGGCGCGGCAAAACCGGCAACGGGGGCGATGCTCCACGGCTCTACCAGCAAGGCCGATGGGTCGAGCTGATCAACTACTGCCTAGAGGACGTTCGGCTCACGAGGGACTTGTGGAGGGCGTCAGAGGAGATGCCTATTGCTGGCCCCAAGGGAATTGTCACCCTTGCGCCATGGCCGAATGGCACAACACAGGAGGCATCCCATGGCTAACCAGTTATCCCTGATCCCCGTCAGTCCGCTGGAGTTCACGAAGGCCGCCTATGACCTGGCGGGGCTGCTACAGCAACTTGGAGGGACTCCATGAGCGAGATTCGACTCGACCCGGAATATATCGCCTTGCTGGATGCGTGGCAGGATCTCCAGGTCCAGGTACAGGCGCTGGAAGCGGAGAATGCTCGGCTGCAAAGCGATCTTCGCGCGACACAGGAGGGCTACATGGCGCTGAATCTCCAGCTGGTTGAGGCCCAACGGGCGCTCGACACGTGCCAGCGCGCGCGGCAGGAGAGCGATGACGAGATGGCCCGAGAAATACGGGCATTGAAGGAACAGAACACCGCCCTGCGTCAGCCCTATACCCACACGCCACCGGGGAGCGACCCGACCTGTGTGCTGTGTCGGGTGCGGACGGCGCTGTTGAAACAATTCGAGGACTTGACATTTCTGAGTCAGGACGGCATTGGGCGCCTGTTTGATGCCGCCGTGCAGGCGGTACGGGAGGGGGCATGAGCTATCTGCTACGCGAAGAGCTGCTTGATCGGTTGGGCCGTGACTTTGATATCCGTCTGCTCTATCCCGAGCGCATCGATCGTCAGGATTTGCAGGCCATCTATGACGCGCTCCAGGAGAAACACGAGGTCATCACAGACCTGTTTGCCGAGGTGGAGATCGGCCTCGAACGTCAGCGCAAGGAGCGCTAAATGCCGCACCATCGCAGCCGTAGCCATGATGCCGCCCGAGATCGTCTCGCCCCGGTGACGGTGGAGCCGATCGAGGCGCTCTGGCCCGCGGCCCCCAAGGGCGTACCGGCCCCGCAGCGCACCTATGCGGCCTATATGGATGTCCTCGATCGAGCCTTTCGCGGCTTGGCGTCCATGGCCGACGTCGGGCTGGCACGCGCCGCGTGGTGCCAGGCGTGCAGTGCCGAGGTCGAACGTCGCCGGCATGAGCGCAAGCCCCTGGAGGGACCGAAGGGGCGGGGATGGAGGCGTGAGGGGTGAGGGGTGAGGAGAGCAACGCATGGGCTGTGAGCGAGTGATCACCAATGATGGGAATATGATGATCGTCTGCACACGCGGACGCCAACCATGGCCGAAGTGTTCCGTCTGTCAGGCACGCCCGATGATGCGCCTGTGCGATGCACCACTGAGCAAGATCCGGACGTGTTCCGCTCCGCTGTGCGTACAGTGCGCGATTCGTGTCAGCGACGAAGAGGACTATTGCCCGACGCATGCGCCCGCCGCGTATGCCGAGCGGGCAGCGCAGATTTTGGGCGAGGCGCAGCGAAGGAGGGTGATGTGACCCGCAGCGAACGCCAACAACGCTACCGTGCCGAGCGTAGAGCCCTGGGGGAATGTAGCTATGGACGCCACCCGGCCACGCCGGGGATGGCCTCCTGTGCGGCCTGCCGAGCGCGCTATGGGCGGGGCGCCCAGGCCAAGACGGAGGCCCGCGAGCGGAACACCTATGAGCGCAAGGTGCCGGCGCAGCAGATGACCCGGCGCGAGTGCCTGCGCTGTGATCGCGCCTTTGACTCCTGGGGGAAGGCGAACCGCTTGTGTCCGGCGTGCCGGCACCCACAGCATGATCCAGGCCCAGGGGCGCGGCCCCTGCCGGAGCATATGCATGAGATTGTCAATGGGTGGAGCCACTAGGGGCGAGGCGTGCGGGGGTGCCCACGCTTGCGCTTAGGCTCTTTCGGTTGGTTCCAACGCATCGAACGGCAGCCTTTGCGAGCACAGCGCTTGGGGTACTCATCGCTGACCCATACGTAGTCACACTGATTGCAGGAATAAGGCGTTCGTGGCATAGGGTGAATATAAAATAATTGGCGCATGGTGTCAATACCTCTTGACATCTCTCCTGTGTGGGTATAGATTAAATGGTACAAAACGCCAATAACTGATATCACACTGGAGATACGACACCATGACCGACGCCGACATCTACCGCCTCGAATGTTTGCTCGAAGAGCTCGTGACCCGCCTCGGCTGGCAGCCGCATGATTGCGACCGCTGGGCACCCGCGATCGCCAAAGTGGCACGGGAGTATCTCAACAAGTAACCCCTGGCGCCGCACCGCAGCGAACGGCGGGAACGTGTGGTATCGCCCACTGCCCGGCCCGGCTGACCCGGTGCGGCGCCTGACCGACTATGAGAGGAGACGCCGATCATGACCGATGACTATCACGCTGTTCTCGGACTCATTGCCGACCATTTATGCGCGATACACCGCTCCATCGAGGGCCTGAATCGCCACGCCGCCCGGCTGGATTTGCTCCTCACCACGTATGTCATGCCCCAGCAAGACGAGCTGCACAAGGCGCAGCAGGCGCTCAGGCAGGTCGAAATGCTCCTAGGACCAGCGGCATGACGCCAGCCGTCCAGCGCGCCATGACGCGCTTTTATGATCGATTGGAGGAGATTCAGATGGACGACAACGGAGTACCGTCCACCAGGCCAGCCCCCCTGGCCTTGGGGCACCGTGGCCTCGAGATTAGCACGCTGGAAGAGCTGTACCGCTTTGCAAAAGCTGTTTGCAGAACGGCCTTCGTGCCAAAAGACTTTCACAATGACCCGGAAGGGACGATGGTCGCGCTGGAGTATGCCATCGAGCTAGGCTTGCCCATGCTGCAAGGGCTGCAGAATATCTACGTCGTTGGCGGGCGCCCCAGTATCTTTGGCGATCTCGGCCTCGCCATGGTGGAAGCCTCGGGGCTCATGGAAGATTTCTTCGAGGACTTCGAGGGAGAGCCCTACAAGGATGATTTCAAGGCCATTTGCATCAGCAAGCGCAAAGGCCGTAGTCGGCCCACGATTTGGCAGTTTTCCGTGCAAGATGCCAAGATGGCCAAGCTCTGGGGGAAGTCCGGCCCCTGGAGCGAGAATCCAAAGCGCCAACTCCAGATGCGTGCCCGGTGGTTCGTGCTGCGCAATGCCTATGCTGACGTGCTACGTGGGCTGTACGGACGTGAGGAGATGGAGGACTCCATCACCATGGCGCAGACACCACAAGGCTACCAGCAGGCTCCCGAGACGGCCCTCCCCGCCACCGTGGCGGCCCAGCTCGAAGCCCCCCCAACGCACCCCAGCGCCCAGCACATTAAAGACTTGCTGACCCTGATGACGCATGCTGGCGTGCCGAAAGAGTTGCATTATATCGAGCTACGCAAGGCCGTACCGCGCCTCGAAGAGGGCAAGACCACGCAAAAATATCTGCAGGAAACGCTCACGACAGACGAATTCGAGGATCTGAGGACGGCTTACCAAGAACGCCTGCAGCTCCTTATCGAGTCCGATGTGCCTCTCAATGATGCCCAGGAAGGCACCCAGGAGGCGCCAGAATCATCGAAGGATGACGCGCGGCTGGATCCAGACAGTGACCAGACTGCATCTCAGGGCGAGCGAGACGCCAAATCACCCCATCGGGAGGGTATGGCCTCGACCGAGGCGGTGATGCGCGTGGCACACTTTGCCGAGGCGCACAACCTGGGCAGTCTCTTTAGTCAGGCCATGCGGCGCTGGCCCGATGGCATCACGCCCGAGGCGCTCGATCGGGTTCTCGCCAATCTCAAGGACAGGGTTGAAACTGACAATATCTCTGGTTAGGTGCGGCAAGGTCTGATCAGGCGAGGCCGGCTGTGGTGAGGTGCGGCCAGGTGCGGAGAGGTAAGGTGTGGCCTGTTTCGCTCGGGTGAGGTGCGGCACGGTGCGGCAGTGGTTAGGTGTGGCCTGGTAAGGAGTGATCATGACACCGAAGAATACGCTTGAAACGTATCATCCCGTGAGTAACGGGGCAGAACCGTCAATCATTCATGAATTGCCGTATCGTGTGGAATTTGTGCTCGAAGGCGTGTGTCCGCTCCTGTTCCATGCCTGGAATAATGAGGCCGTTGAAGAAAAGTCCAAAGCGAAGAAAGGCAGTGCGGCCAAGAAGTCCGACAATATTGAGAGTTACGTGTATCGCAATGAACAGAACGAGATTTGTCTGCCTTCCGAATATGTGAGGCAGGCCATCATTAAAGCCGCACGGTTCCGGCAAGATCCGAGATCGCCGCGCAAGAGCGCCATGGATCTCTTTAAGGCTGGGATTGCCTCAGAGATCGAACTCGCATCGTTAGGCAGTACGGAATGGGACTACGTTGACAAGCGCCGTGTCGTAGTCCAGAGGAATGCCGTTACCAGGATGCGTCCGGCGTTTCAGAAAGGATGGACCGCCACCTTTCAGTTCCTCATCTTATTGCCAGAGTATATCGATGCGGCCATGCTCCTCGAAACGTTGACACAGGCCGGGCGTGTGATCGGTGTCGGAGACTTTATTCCCTCGTTTGGACGATTCCAGGTTGTCCGGTTTGATGTCTTGAAAGCCTAACCCCACACGCCCGCCGCAGTCCGGGTGAGGGCCTGGCCCCAGAAGCGCACCGTTCGAGAGACCCGACGGTGAGATGGCGGTGCCATGCGGAGGTCGGGGGCGCTGAGCGGAGCGAGCGACTCCGCCGGCGGGTATGTCGTAGGAAACTATATCCCTTGAAGGGATATGGTTTATTTCGAGGTTGTCGACATGTGCGACAACCTCATAGAAATGAGGTGATCTATCAAGATGATACAGGTCGTAGGCTACCTCTCTAGTCATTGTCGCTTCCGCCATCACACGCATAAGGAATCGCCTCATGACGATCGACCTGCCCCCACGCAAAGGTCAGTGTACCGGCTGCGGCTTCGTCACGAAGGAGACGTATCTTGAGCTCATCACCATCTGGGACTACGCGCAGCGCCGCGAAATCCCACACCGCCACTGCTGGCGCTGTCGGAAGCGTGCCGGAAACGGAAGCGGGCTTTTTGGAGGCCGTGATTGCGCTGGCAAGACTCCGCGGCTGGAAATGCTTTCACCCCAGGCCAGCCCGCACGGCTGCCGGCTGGCGGACGGCACTGCAGGGTGATGCCGGATGGCCAGATTTGGTACTCTGCCGGCCCCCGCGGCTCATCATTGCGGAACTGAAGACGGAACGAGGGCGGGTAACGCCAGAACAAGACACTTGGCTGCAGGCGCTAGCGTTGGTGCCGGATGTGCATGTCTTTGTGTTTCGGCCCCATGATTGGCCCGCGATCGAGGCCATTCTCCAGTAAGGAGGTGTGCATGTGCTGGCTCGGATTTCTCTATGGTGTGGGAACGACGCTCGTCTTATTCACGGCCAGTGTGGCGGTCGCCTCGCTCCGGCTGAAAGATCCGGAGGGCTGCGACGTGGCGGAACGGCTGCGCTGCGCAGAGGCATTGCAGGGCCAAAACGGTCATGAAATCGAGATTGACATTGGCCACGATTCACGGGAAATGATTGCGGCGAAACTCGATGAACTCAGACGGAGGATACACCCGCATGCGTAAATTACTCATCGGCCTCATGCTCAGTCTAGCCCTGGGTGGACTGAGTCATGCCCAGTCATCGTTTGGCATCACCCCGCAGCAGAAATGGTGCCTCGTGGACAACTACGACAATTTCTTTGAGCTACGCATCTATCAACCGGATAACGGGCAGATGATCCTCTTCGGCCATGTGCATAACCTGGCACTGCCGAACCATGACCCCTGCTACACCCAGGACTATACCGGGACGGGGCGCCTGTGGGATGCCACGAGCCGCACGCCCTTGGTGGCGAGTTTTACGCTGGATCTGAAAGATGCCCGGCCCGAGTGTCGATCACTGGTGGCGACGCTCAGTGGCAGCGTGGATGCCCGGCCCATTATCTATGCAGGGGAGGTGATTATCACCACGAAGGAATTGTACTACAGCCCCACCGGCGATCCGTTACTCGTATCCACAGAAACGTACCTAGACGATTATGTGAGTGAGCTATTGCCCGATTGCTCGACGCATCCCTAGGCTGGAGACGACCATGAACGACTGGCAAGAGATCGACACGGTGAGTTTGTTTGAGGCTTTGGGCGCGTGGTTGGCAAAAGCGCCCTGTACTGTCACGACGAAGGAAACGCCACACACGTTGCTGATTGAGTTGCAGGTTCCCCCCGGACAGGTCGGACGGCTCATCGGCAAAAAGGGCCGCACGATTGACGCACTACGGACACTCGCCAGCGTCGGACGCACCCCCGCGCAGCGGCTCGTGCTGGAGGTAATCGAGTAAGCACTACGGCCCTGGGCGCACGCCCAAGCGCTGCAAGAGCCACGGAATCAGCACCGCCGTCAGCATCGCCCCGATCGCCGCAATCACCTTGCCTACCATGCCCCACTTGCCCTTCTCGCGCTCGGCTTGCCGGGCGCTGAGTTGGGCTTGCAACAACTCCAGCTTGGTCTGTAGCGCCCCGATATCCTCTTCATCTTGCGCCCGCCTAGCTTCAGTCACGGCCAGTTGCTCCCGCACCTGGCGCAGCTCTTTGATCTCGCGCTGCAGTTGCTCTACGGCTTTCGCATTCTGGCTCATCGACAGGAGTTGTTGTTGTTGGGCTTGATGGCGCGCCACGGCGAAGAGCATCGCCTCCCGTAACAGCCGCTCGGCAATCTCCGGCTCCATCGCGGCATCAGGTTTGAATACACAACTCACCGCCCCCTGGCGAATCAGCGAGGCGGCGTAGGCCGGATAATGGAGGGCGGTATAGACCATCACCGCGGTCTGCGGGCAGACTTCCAAGACTTTGGTGAGGGCATCACCGTTCGTGGTGCCGGGCATGCGGAGATCGGTGAGAATCAAATCGTATTCCTCAGCCTCAGCCGCGCCAATCCCCTCGGCCAGGCCGCAGGCATAGGTCAACGTGGCCCCCTCGGGAATGGCCTGTTGCACCATCGTAAACGCCTCGATATCGTCGTCTATCAAGAGAATTTTTATTGTATTCAACCTCTTAACGTGCTATTATGAATTGTGCGGCTAGGGTCTGCAGCCTGACAAGCCCGTCACCCGAACGGGTTGCCGCACATCGTTTCGGGAGAACCCACGGGAGGTTTGTATGGCACTGAGCAGCCGTAAGTCTCGCGCACTGGCCTACCGAAACACCCGCTTCTGGTCGCACGTCAAGAACACTGATACCTGCTGGTGGTGGACCGCTGCCATCCTCAAAACTGGTTATGGCCGATTTTCGCTCGGCGTTGGCAAGGCCGTTTCGGCTCATCGTTATGCCTACGAAATTTCGTATGGCCCAATCCCTGACGGCTTATGTGTCTGTCATCGCTGCGACAATAAAAGTTGTGTGCGACCGTCGCATCTCTTTCTTGGAACACGCCTTGATAATATGCAAGACATGATCAGAAAAGGACGCCAGATCGTTGGCGTCCGGCGAAGAGGACTTGAGCCAGTCAACGCGAAGCTGACGAGTCGAGACGTTCTTGACATTCGCAAACGATTCACTGATGGGGAATCCAGCAAAAGCATCGCCGCCGAATATCCGATTCATGTCAGCTATATTCGCCAGATTGCCATGAAAAAATGCTGGAAACATCTGCCTTAACCATAGGCCCCTGTCAGGAGCGCCGCACCGATTGCTGAAAGAGATGCGCAATCGCCGCCCCGGTCAACATGGTCATGATTTGATTATCGCCCGCCACGCTGCGCAAATACCCGACCAGTTGCACCAGGAGAATCAGACAGGCCATCACGTTGGGCAGCGTGACGCGGAGAAAATCCGCCACATTGTTCACCCATAAGCTCTCGATCTTGCGGTCATCGTAGAATTCGATCGGCTCGTCAACCAATTTTGGTGCCTCAATCGCTTTCACCGCTTCGTCCATGACCCTCCTTTTGATGCGCCAGGAGAAAGTCCCGCAGGCGGTCGACGCGGGCCTGCAGCTCGGCCATCTCCCGATCACGCGCCAGCTCCCCGCGCCGAATCACGCCTAAGTCCGTGCGCAGCTCATAGCATTGCGTCCTGACGCTCATCAGCTCATCCCGCAGCGCCTCGATGCTACCCTGCATCTCGTTCGCCACGTAGCCAATCACCGCCATGCAGACGGCAAAGAGGCCGCCGAGGATGAGCTTCAGGACTGTGCCGTTGCCGTGCTCATTGGTCATCAGTCGGCGCCAATTGCGCTTGTCCTGTGGTGCGTACAAAGCCCCGGAGCGCTGCCGAACCTTCGGGACTCAGGAGCTTTCCAGACTTGGCGAGCCCGCGCACCATGGCCCGTCCCGGTTCGCTCACCAGTACAAATGGTAGCGCCGTCATGATGGCCGACTGCCGCCATATGATCAGCCCTTGCCCAATCATGGCCACAATGAGGCCCGCCACAATGGGCTTAAAAAAGGCAGCCATCCAGCGGTCGATCGCGCCAGGCGTGACGGGTGCCTGATCGTCCACCTCACGGCGCCGCCAGTTGGCCAGAGGTCTGCAGGAAGCCTCGCAGCGCCGCCGCGCCGGTTGGCGTCAACAGGCGATCAGCGCGCATGAGGCCCTTGACGAGGCCGCGCCCCGGCGCACTCGCCAGCGCCATGCTCAGCAGCCAGGGCATTGAGGCCGCGAGACCGGTCATCAGGGGATCGCCGCCAGACGCCGCAAATGTGGTGCCTCCGAGCCCAACGCCCATGCCCGAGCCGAACATAGCCCCCGCGACTGGCCCTATGACGGGAATGGTGGACAGGTCTTTGAGGAGGCCGCGAATCTGGGCTTGTTCTTCGGCGCTGAATGCTCCCGCAAACAGGTCATCATGCCGCACTTTCTGGTCGAATTTCCGCAACATGGCCCCAGCATTCAGGCGCCCCGTGCCTTGGCCCTGTACGGATTCCGTGATACTGCCCTCGATGATATCGCGGAGGTCATCTACGGCCCGCTCTTTGCGATAGGTCTTGTTGGCCGCTCGCAAGAGGCTGGCCAGTGGGGTGCCTTCCTCCGCTGCCATGCGTTCGATATCGCGCCAAATGGCACCGTCGAGCTGCGCCAGCGCATGTCGTTCCTCGCCCTTCGCGGACCATAGCGCATCTCTGACGCGCTTCTGGGCCAACCAGAGGGTCTGAAAATCCGTACCTTCGTCGGCCATGGTGCCGAGCGCTTCCGCGGTGTCTCGAATCAGCGGCGATTGCAGCGCACGCGGGAGTGTGCCCTCTTTGCCTAAGAGCTTCCCCACCTCGCTGGCCACTTCTGGCAGCTTCACCGGCATATTTTCTTTCGCTACGGCGGCATAGAGCACGTCGCTGGTCACGTTCGGCGTGAGACTCGTTGGCAAGGCCCTGGCTTGCTCCATGCCAATATCCTGCATGGCCGTCCCGACACCGGGTAAGCGCCGCGCGACGCCCTTCACCAGCGCCCCAGCGGCCCGCCCCGCCGCGGGAAATGCCAATGAGGCCACATCCCCGCCCATGCCCGGTTCTTCCAGCCCCAGCGCGACATTGGCCCGCCGTGCCGCAAAGCTGCCAGCCGTCTCGCCTAACAGTGTGCCACCCGGCACGGGAGACGCCGCCCCGAGAGCGGCACCGGCCACCGGCAAGCCAATGCCGAGCGCTTGCGCCAGACCGAATTTCACGGCAGGCATGGCCCCTGCGGCCATCTCGCCATAGAGCTGGTGGGTGCCTTCCGGCGTGGTTGCCAGGGGCATCCCGCTCATCGGGTCGGTCACAGAGCGGGGTGTGGGCGAGGTGCCCGGTACAGGTGCCTGCGGCTGACCTGGCGTGGGCACCTCGCCCGTCTGACGTGCGCGATCCAGCATGGCTTGCTGCTTCGGTGTCAGCTTCCCCGCCCGTTCGGCTTGTATCCACAGATCCCAGTCTGGCATGTTATTGCCCCAGGGCTTTGCGAATGCTGTCCTCTTCGGCCTCCATGGCCGAATTGAGCGCCTTGAACCGCTGGCGCTCTTCGCGCTCTTGCCGCCGCTGCTCCTGAAGAATCGCCCCGGCTTGACCCGGCTTCGCTCGTGCCAGATTCTCGGTGGTCTGCACTTTACGGCTCAGCACGTCCTTGACCGCCTGCAGCTTGACGCGATAGTGCGGCCCGCCCCCCAGCTCGCGCCCGGTGGCAATGGCTTGCAAGAGGTTGCTGGCCTCGGTCGGGGTCAGCGCCGCGCCACCGCCTTCCGTGCGACTAAAGAGCTGTGAGTTGCGGAGCCTGACGTTGATCGCATCCCAGCGTTGAAATTCCGGGTCGGACGAAAACGCTTGCGAGGCTTGCTTGGCGGGTAGGCGGAGATAGCCCGCCCAGCGGTCAATGGCCTCGGGGGGAAACTCCTCGAGTTCGTCAATGATCGACAGTCCTTCATTCAGCGCGTTCAGCTTCTCTTGCTGTACCGGCGTATAGCGCAAGTTCTCTAGCGCCACATCCGCCTTCGCCTGGCCCTCCGCTTGGGCAATACGCACCCGTGCCGCTTCCACCTCGGGGTTGAGAATTGACTCGCGCTCTTGCCGAGATTCTTGCTGCTGCTGTCGTGACTCCGTGATGGCAAATTGGCGCTGCTGCATGAGCCGATCGCGCTCTTGCTGGAGATTATTCAGGCGCTTCTCGATGCGTGCCGTCGGCGGGGCCTGGTTGAGGACATCGATTTGCCGCTGGATGCTGGCAATCTGGTTGTTGACGCCCATCAGATCCGGCCCACCCATGGCCTTGTAAACGCCCATGACCCGCGAGGCATAGGCGCGGCCTTCGGGACCAAGCGTGCTCGCCTCCGCATTGCCCGGCCCGGAATGGTAGGCCGTTAGGGCTTTTTCGACATCCCCCCCGAACCGCTGCAGCATCTGCCCCAGGTAGGTCACACCCGCCTTGATATTCGCCTTCGGGTCAAAGGCTTGCGGGCCAGGCGTCAAGCCCAGCTCGCGTCCCGTCTCTGGCATGATTTGCATGAGCCCCTGCGCCCCAGCCGGGCTCACCGCCTGTGGATTGCCACCCGATTCCACACGCATCACCGAGGCGACTAAGCGCGGGTCAATCCCCTGTGCTGTGGCTTCGCGCTCGATGTCGGCTTGCCAAGCGGAGGATGGCACCATGGAGGTCTGTGCCGGGGGCGTCTCGCCCGTCTGCGCCGATTGCAGCCAGCGCTGTTCCATCTCGCGCTCTTCGCGCTGCTGCTTGAGTTCAATCCCTTTGCCGATGGTGGTCGCCATGGCGTTGAAATCCATGCCGAGATCGGCCAGCTTGGCGGCACCAAAGGAGGCATCAGCCCCGAAAATCTCCGTCATGGCGTCCAGCATCATTTGCCGGTCATCGTCGGTGGCTTTCCCCATGGCGTCGACAATGGTCTGATCAATCGGTTGCCCGGTGAGTTGCCCCGCCTGGGTGAGGTAGTGATTAATCCAGACCTTCTTGAGCGCGGGAGAGACCTGGGCCTTAAAGATATTCCCGAGCCCTTGGAGCATATTGAGCCCTTGCTGGCGGTCCTGCATCTGGGCGAGACGTTCCTCGCGCTGCTGCTGGATCTGTAGTAGCTCATCCTGCCGGGCTTGTTCGACGCCGCGTAAGCCAAGCTGAATGCCCAGCGGGAGCCCACCCGACAATCCACCCCAGAATCCGCCTTGTGCCATGGCTATCTCCCGTAGAGCCCACCCAACCGTCGCCCGAAGGCCCCACCGATCCCGCCCAGGAACGAGCCCGCGCCGATGCCGAGTAGTTGCCCCAAGAAATCCATAGCCCCCGGCTGCTGCGCATTAAACAGGCTCGCCTGGAATTGCCCTTGCCGCTGGCCCCCATACAGCCCCAGCGCTTGCCCGAGGGAATTGAGCGCGCCCACGCTATTGCCAAAGCCCGCGCCGGGCACCTGAAACGCGCCCGCGAGGTTGGCGAGCTGCTGCTGCAATCCCCGCGCGTTCGCATCCCCACGCGCCAGGCCCAGCCCTTCGGCCAGGCTCATCTCGCCGCGCCGGGCGGAGGCCCGGAGCTCGTTGGCGCGGCTGCTCGCTTCGGCTAAGGCTTGCACGCCAGGCGTGCTGGTCGCATAGCCTGGCCCGAGCTGCTGCGCCAGGCTCTGCTCTAAGGATTGCCGACTCTCCGCAATGCCCCGCTCCAGCGCCGGGTCGACATCGAGTTCTCCCTTCAGTGCCTTCTGGCTGCGCTCGAGGTAGCCCTTCTCGATGTCTTTGCGTAGTGGGTCCAGTTCGTCAGGGATTTCCTCGAATCCCACGATCTTGCCGCCGTCATAGCGTGGCTTGAGCCCGGCCTGCTTGTACAAGAAGGGCGCAAACAAGTCTTGTAAGCGCAGTTGTTCGCTCAGCATCTCGCGTTGCTGGCGCAGCAGGTCGAGCTGAAAGCCCTGGAGTTCGCGCTCTTGGGATGACGCTTCAGGAAACCGTACACGCTTCGAGCCCATGCCTAGCCCTCCAGGGTGCGCCGATACCAGGCCGCGTCCTCATCCTGGTAGAAAGGCTCAAAGTTGAGTTTATCCAGAATGCCCCGCCAGACCGTCTGGCTGTGCTCCACACCGAAGCAATAGGAGCGTACCCCCGCCTGCCACAGCACCCGTTCATACGCCTCACAGAGCCGCAGCAGCGTCACAAAAGGATGCCGAGACGTGGCGACAATCGGGCCGGCAATAATGGCTTTGTCGCTGGGAATCGTACCCAGGCAGCCAATCAGCTCGTTCTCCCGAAGCGCCACGATCGTCGGCCAGCTCAGGCGGTCGGATTCGATGCCCTGATCTTTCAAGAGCTGATGACACCGCTGATAATCCTGCGGGCTGTGGGCCAGACGATACAGGGTCTTCGTCGGGTGCATCTATTCGGCTCCATTGGGCACGTGATAGCCAACCACTTCGATAATCGCCCCGCCACTGGTCGCCGGCGCGGCGCTGAGCTTGTAATCGAGCGAGGCGTTCGTGGTCAACCACTTGACCCAGTTGGCCGACGCCACTGTCACGCCGGTCACTTGTGCCGAGGCCGCCGCCACCACAATGCCGGCCGTCATATAGGTCGCGCTCGCGGGTCGCAAGAACAGGCCAAAGGCCGCGGTAGCGTTGTGCACAAAATTCAGGCGACAATTCAGTAGCACCTCGCGGCTGATCGATTGGGGCACTAGCGGTCCGAGATCGACGTTCGTAAATGTCGTCGCGGCGCCGTTGTTGACGATGCGAGTCACGCCGCCGTCATCGATTTCATAGTAGACCCAGCCGTTACAGGTTCGCGTGCGCAGAAACTCCGTCGACGCATTCAGGCGCAGCGTGGTCAGATACGCCCAATGAGTATAACCTGAAGGCAAAGCTGGCCCCGCAAAGGCGCTGGGACCAACGGTGCTGGCAATCAGCCCCGGCGTGGTGCCATCGGTAATGTAGTACAGATGCACGTAACTGTTCGCGCTAAACACCCCCGCCTGGTCGCGTCCATTGAGCACTGGCCCGGTCTGCGTGATGTCGACGGTGAACACGGTATTATTCACATCGTATGCGGGTTTCTTCGTGAGACTCGCCGCCGCAATGGTATGGGCTGAGAGGTCATACTGGGTCGTTGGGGTTGTCGCATTATTCGCCCCCAGCAGCCCCTTGACGGCCGACGTGCTGCCGGTGGGTTGATACCAGTAGGCAGTGCCATTCAGCGCCGCGATGGCATAGCGCAGCCGTTCCAGCTCCCCGGCGAGATTCGTCGCCAGGGACTCACTACCGACGCCGCCAGGGCTCGTTTGCACCCGCATCTCGGTCACGTTCGCGCTGTAATCGTCGGCGTCTTCCGGGATGTTATGGTCGACGTGGTTCTGATGATCGGCGTTATACTTTGTATGCGTGATCGTTTCCCCGTCGACGCGGCTCACAATACTATACGGATAGGGCATTAGCGCGTCCTCTCGCTGCCAGCCGTAAAGCTCAGAAATGCCTTGGCAATACTAAAATCCTGGCCCGGTTGATCGTTCGACACCTCGAGGCTCATGCGTCGCCCGCCACCCGTCAGGCGAAAGCGCCGAATCAACACGGCGCTCCCATCGGCCAGCACGCCGGCCCCGAGCTGCCAGGTGCCTAGATAATAACCGACAGGATCCGCCGGGATAAAGCTCCCCTGCGTGGCGACTCGGGCATCCCACCAGACCGTCAGATTCACCGGCCAGCGCCCGGTGGGATTAAAGGCCAGCTCCAGAAAGGCGGCGTTCTTATCGCGGACCGCCAGGGATGGATCGGCAAAGCTGAGATCCGTCCACATGGTTTGAAATCGGCTGTCGTAGCCGACCCCATTTTTCTCATTGCCCGGCTGATCAAGATGCCAAATCTGCCCCGCATTATCGCCGGCCATCAGCTCGTGATCCTTGCCGCTGGCGCTAAAGATCGTCCCGCGCCGAATCCACAGCGATTGACAGATATCCCGATTGGAGACGCGGAAGCGCGGGCGGTCGCTGCGGTTGAGATCGAGCACGAGGCGCTGCGTATTGACGCTCTCCCCCTTCACGCGTAGGGCAATATGCACCTCGCGCCGATAGGGGTAATAGATCATCCGTGCCCAGCGCAAGGCGTGCGTATCGGCATAGGCCCGGACGAGCTGGTCAATCTGCGTGGCACGGCTGAGGGATTGGCTGCCCAGGTTGGTAAACTCTTGCACGGCGCTCAAGAGTTGCACATCGCCCGAGGGATCGAGGAATACCACATCATTCTCGATTTGCACTTGCGTGACGCCGTTCAGACCTCCGTAGGCGGTCGTCAGGCGTTCGACGTGCCACGCTTCGGTGCCGATGCCTCTGGTATGAATCGTATAGATGCCCTTGGGATACTTCCAGACAATCAGAATCCCCGAGAAACTGAGCATGCCGGAAATGTATTGCCCTTCGCCAGGGAAGACTTCCAGACTGCCAGCGCCGGCGTTGACGCTCATGAAGTTTTCATGGTCGGTGGGCGTGGAATAGTAGACGCGGTGTGGACTATTGGCGTTACCCGCCGCCCAAAGGCGATTCGCATGCAGGCTAGCACAGTGGGGCCAGTTCGTCCCGCTCCAATCGCTCGGGCGCCCATTCGTCGTGTTCACCGTGGGCGGGTCTTCATCGGGCAAACTCCCCTGCGCGGTGACATCGTAGAACTCGGTATCTGAGTTGTTGTTGATCGTCGCCACCAACTTATAGCTGCTCGCGCCCGACTTATAGCGGAAGAGCCGGCGCCCTGTCGTGGTCGGGCCACCGATCGCAATCCCGACCACCTTGATCACCCCGCCGCCCGCTTGCGGCTGATAGACAGGACCGGATGGCGGGCTGGCCGTGGTTTCCCCTTCGGCGGTCAGGAACGTGATCACATAATGGTAAAAGCCCTGATCGACGTTGCCCGCGCCGACTAAGCCTGTATCCAGCGCGGCGCAGGCGGGTGGGGCCGCTAAGGGCGTGCCGCCGAGGACATTCAGGATGGTCTCCGTGCCACGCACAACGCCCGCAATGGTATTCTGGGCGAATACAAACAGTTTTTTGGAATTGCCCGCTATTTCGGCCCCGCCTTCGACAAACATGGGGGGCAGGATTTGCCCGATAAAGGCCACACCGCTCGCCACAAAAAAGGCGCCGTTGTTGTCGTCCATCTGGAGTTCGGCATTCGCCCCGTCGCTCACCACAATGACCGTGCGTTGCATCGTGGGCGTTGGCCACCAGTCAAAGCCCGCTTCGACAAAGGGCACGCTCAGCACGTTATTATTGTATTTCGTCGCGCCGCCCTCTTTGCGAATGGCCCCATCGACAAAGGAGACGTTGGTCGCCTGCAAGAGGGTATCCGGGGGCGCCTGACCCGAGTTATTCGGCCCGATGAGCCCGCTCTCGCCCAATGGGAGTTGTAATACCTGGCCGCGGTAGGGCACTAGCGGAG